TAATAGAACATCTACAAGTACACCAAAATACTGGGCATGGTGGGATCATAATACAATTTACCTTGCACCAACGCCGGATTCAGCATATAATATAGAATTAGGAATTACTAGACTATCAACAAGACTATCTAGTAGTAACACAACCACATGGTTGAGTAATAATGCTCCATCAGCATTGTTATATGGATGTCTTGCCGAAGCCTTCAAATTCTTGAAGGGACCAGCTGAAATGCTGCAATTATACGAGCAATCATATCAACGTGCTATTCAGGAATTAAAAGTTCCTCTACAACAAGAACAAAAATCCACAGGAGGATAAAATATGGCAATAACTCAAGCTGTCTGCACTAGTTTTAAGCAGGAAATACTTGTTGAAGGACATGATTTCACAGCTACATCTGGTGACACTTTTAAAATTGCATTGTATTCAAGTTCAGCTTCGTTAGATGCTTCTACAACTGCTTATTCAAGTTCAAATGAAGTTTCTGCTTCAGGAACTTACACAGCTGGTGGTGGATCACTAACAAGTGTAACACCAACAACTTCAGGAACAACTGCTATTTGTGATTTTGCCGATATATCATTTACATCAGCAACGATTACAGCGCGAGCAGCATTAATCTATAATAGTAGTAATTCTAATAAAGCGGTATGTGTGTTGGACTTTGGTGGCGATAAAACGTCAACAAGCGGAACATTTACAATTCAATTCCCAGCAGCAGATGCAAGTAATGCTATTTTAAGGCTGGCATAGGAGATAATTAATGGCTCTAGTTTTAGATGATAGAGTAAAAGAAACATCGACTACGACGGGAACAGGTACGCTTAATTTAAGCGGAGCAGTTTCAGGATTTCAAACTTTCGTTGCAGGTGTTGGTGATGGTAATACAACATATTATGCCATTGTTAACCGTGATGCAGATGAATGGGAAACTGGTCTTGGGACCGTAACCGATGCTTCTACAGATACTTTAGCAAGAACAACTGTAATTGCTAGTTCAAATAGTGATTCAGCCGTTACTTTTAGTGCAGGAACAAAAGATGTTTTTGTAACATTACCAGCGAGTAAAGTTGCTAATCTAGACACAAATAATAATTTAACAATTGGATCAGGGTCTGCAGGCGTTGATTATACATTAACGTTTGATGGTGCTGATTCTGATGGTGTTTTAACATGGATGGAAGACGAGGATTACTTTAAATTCTCTGATGATGTGCTAATGAATAGCACTGAAAAATTACAATTTCAAGATACTGGTACTTATATATATTCTTCAGCTGATGGACAATTAGATTTAATTTCTGATGGAGCAGTTGTTATAGATGCAGAAACAGATATTACATTAGATGCAAATGGAGCAGATGTAATTTTAAAAGATGGTGGTACTACCTTTGGTAGTTTAACGAATAGTAGTGGTGAACTTGTAATTAAATCTGGTTCTACTCCTACTACAGCAATGACATTTAGTGGTGCTAATGTAACGTTTTCTGGAACTGTTACAATAGGATCAGCAGGAATTAATGAAACAGAACTTGAGATTTTAGATGGTGCTTCGGTAACTACAACAGAATTAAATATTATAGATGGTGACACTAGTGCGGGAACTACAGCCGTTGCTGATGGTGATGGAATTGTTACCAATGATGGTGGTACCATGCGACAAACTACCGTTCAAACATTTGCTACTTATTTTGGAAGTGAAATTACAGCAATGTCTAATCTTGTTACAACAGGTGCATTGGACTCTGGTTCAATAACTTCTGGATTTGGCGCAATAGATAATGGAACTTCTGGCATTAGAACAAATACATTTACAGCAGAAACTTCAATTATTCCAGATGCTTCTGGTGGAGCTGATATTGGTTCTACTAGTGCTGAATGGGGTGATGTATTTATTGCTGATGATAAATATATTAAATTTGGTTCAGATCAAAACGTTATAGTAGGTTATGATGAAGATGGAAATGATTCTTTAGAATTTAAAGCAGCGGTAGAAGGTGCAGCTTTAGCATTTACTTTTAGTGCTGATGAGGCAGATGATAATGCTGATACATGGAAATTAAATTTTGCTGATGGTGGAACAATTACATGGCAAAGTTATACATCTGGATCATTTGCAACTAAATTAACTTTAGATACATCAGGTGACTTAACAATAGCAGGTGACTTAACAGTTACTGGTGACGATATTACTTTGGCTACAAATACAGACACTGCCATAATGGTAGCAGACGGTACAAATTATAACCCAGTAGTTCCAAGTGGTGATGTTACATTAACAAATGCAGGTGTGTTTGGAATAGCATCTGGTGTAATAGTTAATGCTGATATTAATGGTTCAGCAGCAATTGCTGATTCAAAATTAGATACTATTTCTACAGCGAATAAAATAAATATAGGGGCTTTAGATATTGATGGTGCAACAGATATAGGAGCAGCTTTGGCTGATGCTGATTTGTTTATCGTTGATGATGGAGCCGGTGGAACTGAAAGAAAAATGGCTGCTTCACGAATAATAACATATGTTGAAGCAAATGCAGACTTTACAACTAAAGGATTTGCAGTTGCAATGGCCCTGGTTTTTGGTTAATACTATGGACAAAATTAAAAAAATTGGTATATTAGACTCAGAACAAAAAAAACTAGTTATGAAAAAGATGCGATCTGATTCAAAAGCTGATTTTGTAGACGTGGTTATAGAAACAATTAAACAAAAGAGGAGAAAAGTAAATGGCAACACCTAATTTAATTAATGTCGATACTATTACACCTAAGGTACAAATCCAAGCAGTAACTACAAGCAGAGCAGATATAATTGATGTGGCTGCTGAGTATTGTGCTAAAGTTAATTCTTTAATTATAGCAAATATTGATGGTTCAAATGCAGCGGATATTACAGTAGAAGTTAGTATAGATAATGGTTCAAATTATTTTGCAATTGCTAGTACTGTTTCTGTTCCTGCGGATGCATCTATAGTTGTAATAGGTAAAGACAATGGTATTTACTTAGACGAGACAGATCTTTTAGCAGTCACAGCTTCAGCTAACAGTGATTTAGTGGCTTGTGTTTCATACGAGTTAATGAAAGACGCTTAATAGGAGTAATTAATGGCTCACTTTGCTGAATTAGATAGTAATAATGTGGTACTGCGAGTTATTGTTATTAGTAACGATGACGTAGCAGCCAATGGTGGAGAAAAATCCACACAAGCTGAAGAATTTGTAAAAAATTTAATTCCTCTAAAAGGAGATGGACAAGTTTGGAAACAAACGTCTTATAATAAAAATTTTAGAAGACAGTACGCTATGATCGGTGGAACTTATGATTCTGTAAACGATATTTTTATAGAACCAAAACCATTTAATTCTTGGGTTAAAAATCTTCAAGGTTCAAAAGCTGATGGATATATAGATTGGGATCCTCCTGTAGCAATGCCAACAGGAGATAATGATAAATATGAAGACCCTGAAGGCAATGATGCACCATACTATCCTCAATGGGATGAGGCAAATACAAGATGGTTAGGTAGAAAAATTGTTTCAAGAACAGGTAATGATGCTAATGATATTACTTATCATTATTGGGATTCATCTAGTTCAACATGGAAAGCTGTATAGGAGGAAATTATGGGCGCAGTACAATCAGGTGGTGGTTTAGGTAAAGGATTAGATCCTACAAGCGGAACACAATCTGCTAAAACATCTACATTTCAATCATCAGGACAATTTACAAAACAAACATACACAACACAAGTTGATGTATTGGTTGTTGGTGGTGGAGGCGGTTCTGGTGAAACTTTTGGTGGCGGCGCTGGAGGTGGTGGTTTTCGTAAACTAACTAACTCTCCGGTTACATCATCAGATGCTATTACTGTTACAGTAGGTGCTGGAGGTGGTGCTTCTGCTGGTGGAACAAAAGGAGAAGATTCAGTATTTGATAACCCTGCTGCACCTATAACTTCTACAGGCGGAGGAAAATCTCATCCAAGTGGTTATCCGAATGATAATCCAGGTCCAGGTACTGGTGGTTCTGGTGGCGGTGGTGGAAAGAATTGGAATCTTCCTGGTAATAGTGAAGGTCCCGGAGGAGAAGGTAACGAAGGTGGTTTTACACCACCAGAAGGTAATGACGGTGGAGCTGGTGCTCCCGGTTCTAATCCTCATCACGAAAATAGAGATTCTGCTGGTGGCGGCGGCGGTGCTGGTGCTGTTGGTGGAAGTCATGGAGAAGACAATCCTACTGAAGGTGGTGTCGGTGGTGCTGGAACTGCTGATTCAATTTCTGGTGGATCTGTAACTTATGCTGGTGGCGGTGGCGGTATGGGCGGCACAGGTACTGGTAATGCTTCAGGTGGTGCTGGTGGCGGCGGTGCTGGTGGAGAAGGATTAGGACATCCTTATCCTGGAAGTGTCCCAAGTGGTGCTGATGGAACTGCGGGTCAAGCTAATACAGGAGGTGGCGGTGGCGGTGCTGGTTATGCTCCATCAGGTGGAGAAGGCGGTGCTGGTGGTTCTGGAATTGTTATTGTTAAAGAAAATGCAACTCCTTATAGTGTTGCTCCTGGAATATGGACACTTAATGATGTAGCTAAATATGAAGCCGCTGATGAGTGGCCAACTTAAAATTTAATATCCCATTGAATTAAGTTAATATTTCTGATATAATACAATCAGAAATTATGCTTTTTAAATACGATTATTGGTTTTTTAAATCTGGTTTACCAAAAAGAATATGTGATGATATAGTAAAGTATGCTCTTTCTAAAAAAGAAGTAGAAGGAGTTACTGGAACTGGAGATAAAAGTAAATCCAATAATGATAAAAAAATAAGAAATTCTGATCTTGTTTGGTTAAATGATAGATGGATTTATAATGAAATACATCCATTTATATATAAAGCAAATAAAAATGCTGGGTGGAATTTTGAATGGGATTGGTCTGAATCTTTACAATTTACAAAATATAAACTTAATCAACATTATAATTGGCATCAAGATGCCTGGGATCGTCCATATGAAAAAAAAGATTCTAATTTTAATGGTAAAATAAGAAAATTATCCATAAGCATAATTTTATCTGATGAAAATGATTATGAAGGTGGTGATTTTCAAATTGATTTTAGACATAAACTTAAAGACCAAGAAAATTATATTGACACTGTAAAACAAATTAGACCTAAAGGATCTATAATAGTTTTTCCTTCTTATATTTGGCATAAAGTAACACCGGTCACATCTGGCATAAGATATTCATTAGTTAATTGGGTATTAGGGCCACCTTATAAATAAAATGGATCACATGAAAATATATAAAATGACAGACTGTCAGCCATTTCCATTTTTGATGGTTGATAATTTTTTTACAGAAAAACAACTAGAAGGTATTTGGAAAGAATTAAATTTTTACGAAGGTAAAACTGTTCTTGATACAGCTAATATTGCTAAAAATGCTGGTAAGGCTATGGCTCAAGTAAAAAGAATATATTTAGAAAGAGTTTATAGAGCTGAAGGAAGAGCTCTTTCTGATATTTTAACTAATTTTGATGATAATTTATTTAATCAAACAATGGTACAGGCATATAAAAAAACAACACCATCTTGGTTACATTTTTGGTCATCAAATTTAGATCATACTCAATTAGGGTATATGGAAAATAGTGATTTTTATACTAGTCATTTTGATGTAAGTTATCATACTTGTTTAGTTTGGTTATTTAAACAACCTAAAAAATTTGAAGGAGGAGATTTAATTTTTACACAATCTAAAGTAAAAGTAGATTGTATGTATAATCGAATGGTTTTATTTCCTTCTTATTATATGCACGCTGTATCCGAATTAAAAATGCAGGATAGACATCTTAACCAAGGAAATGGTAGATGGGTTTTAACAAAATTTATTGAAAGAGTAAACATGCCTAATGAAATGGGAGATGTTCCTGTTCGTGGATAACATTAATGTATATGAGAATTTTTTAACACCTAAAGGATGTAAAAGATATATTTCCATGATGCCCAATAAAAAAGAAGGGTTTCTTGGTACTAAATTATTTATTAATGATGATCCTATTGTAGAAGGAGTAAAAAATTTTATTAAAAAAAGAAAGGGATTAAATTTAAAATTAGATACAGCAGAATTATGTATTTGGCATCAAAATCGTGAAAGTGAACTTCATATTCACGACGATAGAGAAAGACAAAATACTAAATATAATAGTATCATTTATCTTAATAAAAATTTTGATGGAGGAGAATTTTATACTGGTGATGGTCAAACTATAGAACCAGAAGTTGGTATGTTAATTCATTTTGATGGATCTAAAATTTGGCATGGAATAAAAAAAATATTAAACCATGATAGATATAGTATAATTTTTTTTTGGAAAAAATAAAATGAAAATATTAGATGTAATTAATAAAGGAACTATAATTACTCATGTTAATTTTTTAGAAAAAGAAGTTTGGCAAGAATTACACTTTAAAAAAAATATATTTAAATACGAAGCAAGTTATCAACCTAAAAGTGCTTTTCACCAAAATAGATTAGATGCTATGCCTGTTTGGGAAACTAATAATTTAGATCAAATAGAACCAGAATTAAACAACAAAATTAGAAACCATTTTGAAAATTTACTTGATATAAAATTTGTTAAGTTTTATTGTTTTATGAGATTAACATTAATGTCTGAGCTTAAAAAATCTACACAATTTAAAGATAGTAAATATGGATTTGTTCATACTGATACCGCTGACATAGGTGGACTTATTCCTTTTGAACAATCTTGGTTAGGGGGAACCGCATTTTTTGAACATGGATATGAAAAAGTTCCGGAAATAGTTTATGGAGCTCATCCTAACAGATTAATATTATTTGATGGCGGAAGAAACCATGCAGCTTGTCATGATTATAGAATAGAAAAAAGATATTACTTAAATTGTTTTATGGGTATATAATGTTAGAAAAAGTTAAAGAGTTTACAAAAAAAGTTGATGTATCTACAGCAAATGTTATTAATGAATATATTAAGTCTTTACAGGATGAGAATAGAATATTATCTTATTGGGATAACGGATTTAAAGATAATCCAAAAAAATATATAGATGATATAAATGTTGATAGATATATTTCTTATAATAATAGAAAAAAAATAAGAAATAATAGATTTTGTCCAGAAGAAGTGTTTGATTACACTTGTGGTTCTTTTAATCGAGTTATGCGTTGGAGAGAAATACCACTTTATAAAAATATATATGACTTTGCTCTATATCCAACAATACTTACTGAAATACAACCAAAAACAATTATTGAGTTAGGAACCGGTGATGGTGCTAGTTGTATTTGGTATAAAGACATTTTACAAAGTAATAATCTTAAAAGTAAGATAATTACATTTGATATATACAAGCCAGTTAAGTATTTTGAAGGTATAGAATATGAACAATTTGATTTAAATAATATTAATGAAGTAATATTTAACAATTGTCTACACCCTTGGTTAGTTATTGAAGATTGTCATAGTAATCTAAGTGGCATTCTAAAGTATTTTGATAAACAAATGTTACCAGGTGATTACTTAATTGTTGAAGATAATTCAAAACAAAAACAAAAGATTATGGATGAGTTTGATAATATTAATAATTATAATATAGATACACGATATAGTGATTTTTATGGTTATAATAATTGTTCGTTTTCGGACTCTATATTAAAAAAATATGAAACAAATAAAAAATGATATATCAGTTTACATTCAAAATGTAACTACACATAAATTTATGAAAGATAAACTTTCAGGTTTAGTTAACGATTGTCAATCTAAGCCACTTGATAATGTTTCAAATACAGATTGGCATGAATCTAATATAGAAAGAAAGTATTGGGATTGTTTTTATTCAATGATAGAACCTTATTTAGAAAATTTGTGTTTACGATTAGGTAAAGAAAAATTTACTATAGTAAATTATTGGTTTCAACAATATGAAACAAACTCAAAACATGACTGGCATATACATTTTGACAACCTTACAAAAAATGAAAAAGCAGATGGTTTTGGAGGTATATACTACCTTGAATTGCCAGAAAATATAGGAACAGAATTTTTAAATTATCCTAAACTAGATTATCAAGAAGGTGACCTTGTTATTTTTCCTGCGTTTTTACCTCATCGTTCTCCAGTAAATTTAACTAATAAAAGAAAAACATCAATAGTTTTTAATTTTACCTATGAATAAAATTACTATAATTAAAGAT